AGAAGCTAGTGTATCATCTGAAGAAGATACTGAAGTTATATCTGTATCTAATACTCCAGAAGCAAAGTCTGCTACTTCAAGATTAGTAATACTGTTTCCAGTACCATTTGCATCTATTGTTTTATTTGTAAATGTATCTGTGCTAGAACCTGTAACTACAGTTCCATCAATACTAATTGTTAAAGTAGTACCAGAACCTGCAGTATCAATACCAGTTCCACCTGCTATTGTTAAAGTTTCTGTATCTAAATCTATATCTAATGCACCACCAGTATCACCTTGGAAATCTAAATCTTGTTGGTTAAGTGAAGTAGTAACTGCATCTACATATGCTTTAATACTTTGTTGTGTTGCAAGAGCAGTTGCTGAATCTGAAGCCATGTTATCTTCATCAAGAACTGAAGATACTGCTGTGCTTGTACCTAATGTTAAACTACCAGATATTTCTGTATCTGCATTTATATCTAATGTTGTTGTAGCTATAACTACATCTGTATCTGCTGCAATATTTAATCTACCATCTACAGAAGAATTAATTGATATTGCTGAATCTCTAAATAAAAGTTTTTCATCTGTACTTAATAAAATATCATCTGAAAATTGGAAGTAATCTTCATCTTCCATCCATGAAAGAACACCATCATTACTTGTTGCATCAAATGTTACTACAACATCTGAATTTACATTAGTACCAAATGTAATTGCATTACTAAATAATTTTGAAATAGGACCACCATCACCAGTAGTCGTACCATCATGGGTATGACCAGTCGAGACATTAAATGCAGCTACTAGTTGGTCATATTCATTATTGAGCAATGCTGCAAATATTGTATCACCATCTGTAAATGTACTTTGTCTAGTGTATGTTGCCATCTATTAAGTCCTTCCTGCAGGTATGAAATCTACATAAAAGCCAGAGACAGTATAAGGTGAACCTGTACCTGTACTTCTAACTCTAAAGTTATTTGTAAATCCACTACCTGTTAGTGTTGTTTTTTGTTGTGGAAATAATGTTCCACCAAAAATTGTTGTTCCAAATACTGAACCTGTTCCAAATGTTGCAGGAGTTTGTAATGCTCCTAATGCTATTTCTGCAGGTTGAGTAACATCATTACTTTCAAAATCGTAACGAGTTTGTAATTTTAAATTATTATTTGTTCCTTCAGAACGAATACTTGTTTTAATATAGTATAAAGTTTTTCTAATACCTGCATCACCATAATCTAAATCTGGTGTTTTATATTGTGCTACAATATTAGAACCATCAAAACTATTTCCTGTATCGTGGTTATATACTCTACCATCTTCTGATGCATGGTACATTACTTCATTTCCATTTTCATCTGTACCAGAGTGTGCAATCTTAGCAGGAATACCTTTTGTTTGACTCCATTCATAAACTCCTGCACCTGTAGAAGATATTTTAAATGTTCCTATAACTCCACCTTGAATATTAGTAGATACTCCAGACCTAAAATAAAATAATCTGTATTGACTTTTTTCTCTAATCACCATACTAGAAAATCTAATTGATGATAAGAAAGGCATTATCTCATCTCTGAATAATGGCATTATCTTTCTACTAATAGAACTTAATTCTATATCGTCAATTCTTGCTGTTCCTGCGATAGTTCTTAAACCATCTGGTGCTAAGAAAATTAAATCTCCACCTATCTCTTGAACTGTATTACCACTTATACATCCAATGTTTTTTGTGACACCCGATACTGTCGGAGTACTATCTAATCCAGATATTTGGAATATACTTGTTTCACAAAAAACAATAAGTTTATTTCTAAAAGGTTTGACTTGTTTTATTTTATCACCAACATCTATTGTACCTGCTGATGAACCACTAAAGTCTTCTGGTTTTAATCTTGTACTATAACTTACTACTTGTGGATTATCTGCATCTCCTGCAACAATTAATCTTTCTGCAAAGATAGTAGCAAACTTAGATTTTTCTGGAGCAGACCTTCCTACTTCTTTAAAGTAATAAGTGTGTGTTCCACTTGCTATTTCAATTTTTAAATAAGCAGGTTTATTATTTCCATCTACTATAAATAATTCACCATATTGTGATTCACCTTCATACAAAGCAAAGCTACAATCAGATTGACTTACTCTTGCTATTGTTGAACCACTTGCTAATTGTGCTGCAGTTGCTCCATTTTTTTGAATAGCTACATTACTTGCTGAACTTTCAAAGTTACCATCTACTGTTAAAGTATGAGAATCAGTAATACTTAAAACATTAAAGATTTCACCATTAATTTTTATATCATCACCAACTGATAACTCACTAGTAAATAATGTAGAACTACCATGAGCATTTACTGTAGGAGAACCCGCACTAACATTTACTGTACCTGTAATATTTTGATAAGTATCTTTATTTACTTGTGTCCATGTATTACCATCTGGACTATAATAAATATTAGAACCTTGACAAGCTACAACTCCTTTAGCATAAGTATGAATACCTTCAATATTTGTTGCGGTATTATCTGGAGTATTAGTACCAAACTTAGTAAAACCATTTATTCTTCTGTATCCTCCATGGATAGAAGATTCATAGTTTTCTAATGTTGTTGCGACACCCGGAGTTCTAAATAGTGTGTGTGTTGTACCTACTAAATCTAATCCGCCTTCGCATGTTACCGAAACACCTTGCTCTGCCATTTAACAATTCCATGCTCTTAATGATTTATTAATTCTGCTGTTAGGGTCGTTTGCTGTTTTCTTAGATGTAAGTTTTTTCTTCATCCCTTTCATCCTCGCACAAAAACTAGCCCTTCTTTTGTTACCAACTTTTTTACTTGGTGCTTTTAAATTACCGCCAGTTGCTCTGTTATAACTAGCACGACCTTTAGCATTTAAACCACCAGAAGGATTCTTACCTTCTTTTCTTTGCCATGCAGGACTCTTTGCCATTATATTATCCTTGTTCTATCATCAGTCATTCTGTCTGGAAAAGGTTCAATCAATTGTTCTCTCATTGTTCTTAAACCTTTTTTATATTCCGCATCAGCTAACTGTGACTGACTTATGTTGTCTTTGAATTGATGTAAATAATATCTTGCTCTTGCAAGTAATACTGTTGTATATTGTTGTGGGAATACTACAGTATCTCCATGATTTGTTAATTCATCTGGTTGTGAATATGCAAAGAAATAAACTTTGAATACACCATTAGGAATAGGTGATAAACCAAACTTATCATTCTTTGGACTTCTAATAATTCTTTGTGGAATACCATAAGTCTGTGTATCACTTTTATCTACAGATTCTGATATAGCATAATGCTTATTCCAAAATTCTATTGTAATAGGTCTTAGATTTCTAATTTCATATGGTGCTGCTTTTCCACTTACACCTTCTTCTGTTAGTGTTACATTCTCGTAATCTATAAACCCATAGTCAGTTGTAACCCCAGTTGAACTTGTGTTAAATTTGTACCACCTAGTTCCAGAAACAGTCTCAACTGAAACATTTCCATAATAGTTATCGCTTGGGTCGCCAACTGCTAAAAAACTCCATTTATCTTCTGCGTTACAAATATCAAAGTATGCTCTGTTAATTGTATCTTTGATATACTTTTGTATTCCTTTTGCGTTTGCAAATGAAACACTTGACAGTTCTACTTCATTTAATTCTCTTATAAGAGTATTAGTTAAATCAAGATATGTTCTGAAGGGTGCTGCCATTTAAAATTCTTTTCGTGTTATATTAAAAGAGAGGGCGAGATTAATCGCCCCCTCAATATTAGTATTAGTCGATAGTGTAGATAGCTTTTACTAAAGCATCATCTCTAAGAACTTGTCTTCCATATACATGAAGACCTCTAACGATATCACCGAAAGTATCAGTATCTCTTAAAGTCTCAATGTTTAGGATTGACTGAGCAGTTGCTGTAGAAGACATATGTCCTGCTAAGCATTGACCAGTAGCATTTGTAGTTGCAGGTACATTAGAAGATTTGTACATTGAGAATCCTCTAATTGAACCAGATGCAACTAGACCATTTCTTACTCCACCATCACCTTGGTTAAAGTCAGATGTCATAAGTTTTGAGTCTGTACTTGCTAGTTCTTCATAGAACTCTGGTTTTGCAACAAACCATCTTTGGTCTTCTGGCACTTGAGAATCGTCAAGTAATCTTGCCATTCTTGCCATGATAGCCAAAGGAGTTGCTTCTCCAGATGCATGTCCCATGTCGATTGGGTCAGTAGTAGCTAAAGAACCAGATGCTGCATTTGCAGTATCACCACCAAGTTGATGGTCTGGAGCAGAAGTAGATACACCTGCAAACATTGCAGTTAATACTTCAGCATCCATAGTGTTCTTAAGTGTATAAGCTGCACTTGAAGCACCTACTGATGCAAAGTTGATATGAGAAAGTTTTTCCTCGATATCATCAACTATGAACTTAAAGCTATTTGCTTTGTCAATTACAAGAGTAAGTTCTTGGTCAGTTAAGTACTGTTTAGTTGTACTTGCTGCTCTTGTATAAGCCGCAACTGTGATTTCTGGTTCTTTGATGATTTTTACTGTATCACCGAAAGCCGCAATCTCACCTGCGTAGTCTGTGTTTGTTATTGCTTCGATTACAGAAGACTTTCTAAAGAAGTTTTGAATCTTCTTCGAAAATATTTCTGGTACGAAGAACTCATTAGTTTGTCCGGATGTAGAAGCATTAAAGTTATTGTTTGCTGCTCCACCGGCATTTTGAAATACCGCCATGATATTCCCCTTTCCTGTGTTGTTTAAGTTAAGTGATTAACAATGTGCGGTCTATAAAATTTAGTAAGTCGGATTACCAGAACCTCTACTTGGTCTGTTACCCATGTCATTTACGACACGACCTTCAGACATAGCTTCAGTTATAGCTTTTTCGTTCTTATCAAATTCTGACTGCGACATTGCCGCTATTTGAGAACGAGTCCAAATCTTCTTAGAACCATAGCCGATTTCTTTGCTGTTTTTTACTTTCACCATTTCTGATGCTGCAACTAAATCGCCAGATAATTCTGGTTTAGATTTTGACTTGCCGGTATCCTGTTTGAATAAGTCTATTGCTCTCGAAGCAAGTTCTGCATTTGTAGCATTACCATAAACCCATCCCTTAATTGCTTCGGGTTGACTTTCCGCCCAACTATGAAACTCATCCGACTCTCTAATTTGTTCAAAGTCTGGATGCATTCTCGCTAGTTTAGCTTCTGCTTTTTCTTTGTTAACAGTTTGATTTAATTCTTTGAGTTGTTTAATCTCTTGTTTTAAATCTTCTGTTTCCTTAGAACTTCTAAGATGTGCGACTGTTTCAACAACACCATAAACATCTGGGTATTCTTTCTTAAAAGCTTCGATTTCCTCGGCACTTTTAGGTGCTTTGTATTTAGGTCTATTAGCACGAATTTCTGCTAGTAGTTCCTCTTCTCTCGACTTAAAAGAATTAACACGACCATCATAGTGTTTCTTAAGGTCATCATATCTTTTTTTGTAGTCAACCTTTTTATAAGGTTTGTCAGCTTGTTCTTCCGGAGTGTCTTCCTCAGTTTCTGTTGGTTGCATTGAATCAACAACAACTTTTGGTTGGTCCTTCTTAACCGCTATCGTGTCTGCATTTGCAAAAGGTTCTTTCGCATTTGCATTCATTTGTTCATAATCAATATAATCCTTTTTAGCATTATATGGATTTGCTTCTGTTTCATTACTCTGCTGAGTGGCTTTACCTTTCAGTAAAGTGTCTGCATTACTTTCAACCATTTTTAATCACCTTTCTTGTTTTGGGGTTTGCGTATTGCAAAGTAGCCGATATAGAGTGCCTAGGTGATTGCCCGGGTAGCTCTATATTTTATACTTGTCGGCAGATAATAATCCGCCTTTTGCCATCATGGGTTGTCCAGATTCCATTTGAGAATCTTGAACTGCCATACTGTTATCATACTCTTCTTCTGCTGCTCTCATTTGTTTTCTAAGTTTGTCCACACCAATTTGCTTAACTGCTTTTGCTGTGAATACAAACTCACCATCCGATAACATTGCAGGTATCGAGTCTGAAGTTCCTGTTCCCGGTCCATCTACTTCTCCAGAACCGGTGAATTCTTTTGCTGTTAATTTGACAATAACATCCATTATGCCCGGATGCATTTCAATAACTTCTTCTAATAATTGTTCTTCTTCTGAATCTAAAACAGATGTATCAACTTGTGCTTCAACATTCATATC